GTATGTTTATGTACTATTACTGCAACTACTTCATCACAATGTTCACACATAATTAATTTATTTTTCTTTTTTGCCATCTTTTAAATGTTCTATTTCTAAATCACAATAATGTTTTATTTTTTCTAAATCTTCTATTTGCTTTCCCTTAAATAAATATCTACAAACATATTTTATAACGTTTGCTTGAAATGGGTTTAAACCATTTTTTCTAATAAATGTCCAAGGTTGAATTAAAAAGTGTTGGTAGTGAGATCCTCCAATTTGTCTATCTTGTGGAAATGCTTCATCGAACATACTTTTATCTGACATAGTTAGCCTCATATTGTTTGTAATACTTTCCTAATGGAAAGTTATATTGATGGTAAGTGCCCAACAAATGGAGAGTGCTTTTAGATCTGGTGGCACCTGTATACCAAACTCTAAGTTCTTTTACTTTATCTGCCAAATTTTTTTTATCAAAGTGTGATGGGAAGTTACATTTGCTCGCCAGGACAACATTATCTGCTTCACCACCTTTTACTTGGTGTATTGTATCAATAATAATTTTTGGTGGCTGACTTAAATCTACACCTTCATTCATAAGTTTTTGAAAATACTGTTTGTCTTTGTCTTTAAATTTTCTCTTAAATACTTGATTCCATGGACCTTTTTCATCACGCATACCACACCTTAAATGTAATTCATCAAATGTAAACACTTGATTTGGGTGTGCAAAACTCCACTTTTTACTGTCCGTTGACCGGTAGCCGTGATCAATGTTTAACAAAAACTCATACATTGTTGTAGCTTCCTCTCTAGTAATACTACCACCATCACAAATTTTTTCCCAATAATTAATCGCTGCAAACTGATTAGGATCAAAAGACTTATTGTTTTTTTGATCTTGATAATACAGGCCAAGATTCCTAGCCTCCTGCTGGAGTTCTTTTTTTACATCGTTAATTCTAGCTAACACCATCCAACTACCATCCATATCCCAAGGTACTTTCTTTAATCCGTTCCAACGATATACATGTCCTTCTTTACCATTAGAATAAAATTCTTTTTGTATACGATTTTCACCCATAGAATTTAACAAACACTTTGAAAAGAAATGTATATTTTTATTTAATCGCACACTCTTTTTTAATACCAAAGACTTACCAGGAAACGTTTGAAATAAATTAACATCAGCACCATTCCATTCATATATTGCTTGGTCATCATCACCTGCAATATAAACTCTCTCCACTGCACCTGCTATCTTAACTACCATATCCCACTGCAGGGGTGTCAGATCTTGAGCTTCATCTACCATTAAAACTTTAAAAGGTATTATAAGTCCATCATTAATAAATTTCTCCACCATATCAGTAAAGTCTAGTCTGTCCGGTGTTCGTTGTCCGCTTTCTAATTCCATTGTTTTGAATTCTTGATAACCTGCAATGATAGATTTAAATTGTTGTAGTCTAACTGTCTTTCTAGTTTGTTGTTTATATAGCCATACAGGATCAACTTTCATGTTTCTTGCCCTGTCATATATTTGAAGCGACCAATTATTATATACCTTTTGATCATCCCAAGTATCTTTATAGCCTACCTTGACAGTGCCATATTGTGTATGAAACATTAACATATCAGCCTTAGGATCTAGTACGGGAATTTCAGCAAACTGTTGTCTGGCCAAAGAATGTAGTGTTCTAAAATATGAGAAAGCATCCTCATCATAGCCCTTGAACTTTTGTCTAACCCTTGCAACACACTCGTTAACAGCTTTGTTAGTAAATGATACATAACAAATTTCGTCTGGAGAGTAACCCTTCTCCAGGTATCTCTTAACCCTTTTGAGTAAGTTTTCTGTTTTCCCTGTCCCTGGTGGTCCAAATATTTTAATTGTCTTCCCACGCAGCTTTTGCTTTATTAAATTTGACATCTTTATTTTTATGCTCTGTTTGTTGAGGCAGTGCTACAACCCAATGCCTACTACTTATATTTTGAAACTTTTTCTTAGGCAAAGCTTTTCCTTGTTCTAAGAAACTAGTACATTCTTTTTCATTCCAATTATAACCTATTTTTTTCATAAATGATTTAAAGGTTTCTAGCTTAAATCTCATCTCTACTTCGTCCTTCCAAATGTTACCAGAGTCTATTTGATCGAATTCTGTAGTGTCTTCTACATCCTCTAAGAACCTAGTCATTCTAGAATTAAATACATCTTCTCTTTCCTCACCTGCATCAAAACCTTCCATGTCTTGTTTATTAGAAAGTAATTCATCTAACCAATCTCTGTATGGATCTGGATCTCTTTTGGTAGGTTTGAGTGGCCTCCAAACAATATCGTAATTTAATAACTGTTCTCCTAACAACTGCTGTTGGTATAATTGTTTAGTTGAAAGTCTAATTGATTTACCATGTATAGGTAAAATCCAATAAGGTTCTGGATATGAATTAACTTTTAAAAGCTTACCAACCTCAGGCAACACTTCGTTTGCACCAATACCATGTTTACGTCTAAGGCATGTGCTTGATGAACAATGCATTCTAGCAATTGATGTTTTACATTTGTAAGCATACTCTTTGTTTTCAACACCCTTAAATATATTTTCTAATTCTTTTGGATGTAACTCTTCTGAACAAACCTTGTTCATCATCTTACGAGTCCAATCCTGGTACATGACAGGGTCTGGATTAATCTTTTTACCTAACACTGCTACGTTAAACATAGCATCATTACGACCTTCACCTTTTTGAACTTTGTTTTTCATAAAGTTAACTACACAAGGTGGGTAGTCTTTTGTTTCGTCATCCTGGAATATTTTTAGTTTTTTAAATTCTGCAGGTGTAAGTCTATAATTAGATACAAACTTAAATAAATCTTCTATCTTTACAGAGTTAGCATTATCATCCATAGCAACTCTCGTTGTCATGTGTGCTTTTTGATAAGGTAGGTTTACAAAATTACCTTTTCTCTTTTGATTCCAATCTTCAGGACTTAAATCTACTTCATCCTGTGCAGGATAAATATCTGTAGTAGTATCATTAACACCAAGATCTGATGCAAGCTCAATTAATTTTTTACGCATCGATGCAGCAGGAACTACACCGTCAATAAATAATATTAAATGGAGTCCGTTGGATTTTGATCTGAATGGGACGAGTGGGTATTTCCTTTTCCGTATAACCGATATAACGTCCTTATGCTGTATATTATAACGATCAACATCGATGACCCCCCAACTGCATGTATTATCATCTCGAATGGGAACTGATCCATAGTATTTATCTCCTTTTAAATGTTGCGACCAATGTTCTTTGGTCATGGGTTTTGGCTCTACCCAATGTCTAAATTCTTGTTTCCCATCCCTGTCTCGCTTGTGACCTAGAGGTTCTGAAGCACCAAAATATGTAGAAGAGCCCTGGAAGAGTTCTATAAACTCCTCCAGGGTGTTGTCAAGTAGGGCCATATTAGAATGGTGTTTTTTCTACTTGTTCTTCTTTACCGTGATTAACTCTGACTGCCCCTTTTTTACATGACTCGTAAAATTCAAAGGCTGCTTTGATTGTGTCTTCGCTCTCCACTGTACCAGTATGCTCGATCTCCCAACCATACCAAGAACCTAAATTATTCTTTTCTAGAACAGTTTTAAGTGAGTACTGTTGAGTAAATGGTGCAGGTCTAAAAAAACCTTTACCATCTTTTTTCTTCTGTCTCAAAGACATCATCATTGAATTCCATTTTTTGGATTTCTTTCTTTGAGTAGATTTCATAGTAATCATAGCTGTAGAAGATTTTTCTTCTTCAACAACCATCACATAGTGAGAAGCTGTCTCTTCTATGTAATTACCATTTTCGAGTCTGTCCTTACCATCGTCACCTCTGGTAGTCTTACTCATGATATCCGAATCAGACGCATATACATTTACAGGAGCAACAGCACCTTTTTCTCTGTCTCTCCATTCGATGTACTCTAATTTATAATAGCAAGGTATAACTGTAATACCTTCAGCGCCATTATAAAGTTCATCTGTTACGGTGTTATATATCATTCCAGGTCTTGCTTCAGGGTTAAACTGACTATCACCTTGCGTTACTTGTGGTGATAACTGTCCTAGAACTTTAAGAAATGGTAATGCTAAACTCTTTGAATCTACATTATCAAATCCTGCATCAGCAAATTGCTCAATGTTTACATTGGCAATCGCACCTGCTTCTTTTTTAATCGATACTTCGTTCGATTGTCCGTCTTTTATCTTCATATTATTACCTATTATTTGTTAGTTATTTTCGTTTTATTTGCGATGTATACACCGAACAAATCAAAAGGTAGTTCTTTTCCACCCTCGACTTGCTCTTTAACAAAAGCCTTTAAAGTCATAGGTTCAACTTTTTCTTTTTTATTATAGTTGAATCCATGATCTTCACAGACCTTTATCAATTCAGAGACTTCGTTGTCTTGTCCTCTGTTGAATGAAGCGGTAACAGTGTTCTTAATAATATCTTCGAACCCCTTACCTCTTAACCAACTGAAGGCCTCCTCAACTCTTGATTCAGGAATTTTTGCTGCATAAAACGGTTTTACTTCTACAGTAGAACCATCACTTAATTTCAACAAAGATACACCTGCTTCCTGCATCATCTCTGGAATTATTCTCTCTTCCATATCTCTAGCTTTTTGCTTAAGAAGAGAAAGACTTTCCTCGTCTTTTTCAATTTGTTTTTTTAATGTGTTGAACTGATTGCACTTATCTGAGATAGACTTAACACTATCTTGGCTAAGATCTATATTAGACATTTTTTCAATATCTAGTTTTTCCATATTTCCTCCTGTTGGGGTTCTTAAATTATTCGTTTGATCTTTGCAAGAAAAAAATATAAAAAGTTTTCAGATGTGGAAATACCCTTATAAGACCCAGCCCTACAAGCATCAAAAAAATGCTTTGTCTCAATCTGCTGAGAAAAAAGAATGGGCATATTTTATGGAAATGGGTACAGGCAAAACTAAAGTAACTATAGATAATATTGCTTTTTTATACTTTCAAAGAAAAATAGATTCTGTTTTAATCATTGCACCTAAATCAGTTTATACAAACTGGGAGTCTGAGATAGAAACCCATATGCCAGATGTTCTTAAATATAAAATTTATAAATGGAATATAGATAAACAAAAAGATTATTTTAAAATGGACGAATCATCAGATTTAAAAATATTTTTAATTAATGTAGAAGCTCTTTCAACTAAAAGAGGGTATCAAGCTTGTGTAGAATATTTACTTAAAAATAGATTAAATTTTGTAGCACTGGATGAATCAACCACAATAAAAAACCGATCAGCAAAAAGAACAAAAAACATTTTATCACTATCCAAAGTATCCCATATAAAGCGTATACTAACAGGATCCCCAATAACAAAATCTCCATTAGATCTATTTACACAATGTGCTTTCTTAAGTCCAGAATTATTAGGTTTTCAAAGTTATTTAGCTTTTAGAAATAGATATGCTGAGATGACTGATATACCTGTCGGTTCGGGTAGGTATATTTCTATACCTAAATATTACAAAAGATTAGATGAGTTAGAAGAAAAGATGAAGTCTTTTGCTACCAGGATTCGTAAGGATCAATGTTTAGACCTTAAACCTAAGGTAAGATCTAAAAGATATATAGAATTAGAAGGTGATGGTAAAAAAATTTATGAACGATTAAAGCATCATGCTTTAGCTATAGTTGAAGACAGCACTATATCTTTTTCAAACAAATTAACTGAGATAGTTAAACTTCACCAGGTGTGTAATGGGTTTTCTAAAAACGACCAAGGTGAATTAATGCAATTACATAAGTCCAAGTTAAATGCTTTAGATGAAATTTTACAAGAAACAGATGGTAAGGTAATTATTTGGGCTAATTATCTATATAATATACATGAGATAAAAGATTTTTTAATTGATAAATATGGAAAAGAATCTACCGTATGTATTTATGGAGAAATTAGCGTTCAAGATAGAAAAAATGCTGTGGATCGTATACAAAACGATGATAGTTGTAGGTTCCTCGTTGCTAATCCTACTACTGGGGGCTTTGGTCTTACTCTTACCGCTTGTAATACTGTTATCTATTATTCAAACTCATATAACTTAGAAGTTCGAATGCAATCCGAAGATAGAGCTCATAGATTAGGTCAAAAAGGAACTGTTGTTTATATTGATATTGTGGCTAAAGGTACATTAGATGAAGCCATTATGAAATCACTTACAAGTAAAGGACAAATTGCTGCAAAAACTTTAGGGGAAGAAGATCTTAAGAGCTGGTTGCTGTAAGTTTATTGTACTGTTCTACTCTTTCTAAAAACTTATCTCCGTATTCTTTTAAATCTGATTCATTTAATTTAAATTCTTGATATTGAAGATCTCTTGTACAAATAGATATTACACCTTGTTCTATTGGTCCGTAGTTTTTAGTGTGAGCTAAGTAATATGCACCCAGTTGATATTTATAATCCTCAACCCATTCTTCTTTTTTAGGTCTATTAGATTGTTTCCAGTCTACGATGCTAGGTTTTCCGTAAGCAACACAAGATAAATCAGCTGTCCCTGCAAATTTGTTTTCATATTCTAAACTTATTTCGTTACCCCATACTTCATCTATTTTAATATTATCTAAAATAGTTTTAGCCATCATTCTAGGTTTTGTGCCTTCTTCTGTAGCGTTGTAATATCCTTGTCCTGTCAAGTGATACTCAAGTACCTGGTGCATCTCAGTTCCAATTGCTGATGCTTGTTGCATAATTCTATCTGCTTCAGCATCCCCAACTTTCCTACGCCAATTATCTAAAAATCTTTTATCTTTAGTGGCACTTAATATGGTCGTTACGCTTGGCACTTTAATATTATCTACCAAATATTTACGTCCTGTGGTGTCTGAGAATCTGTTATAGTGTTTGTAAGGATACTTTTTCAGTAACTTCATTAGTAGTTAATACTACAAATGGTTGGAAAGTACAGCCATAAATATAGCAAACATACCTGCTACAATAATCTTTTCTATTCTATTTATTCTTTGTTCCATTCTATCAATACGTTCAAAAGTCTGTCTTTGCATTAACCTGCAAATCTTTTCGTGATTATCTATTCTATCTATTGCAGATTTTCTAGCCACGTCTAACTCCTCTTTGTGCTATTGCAGCTCCTGTTGGATCGTTAGGAAATAGTGCTTGAAATTGACCAGCATCTACTTGTCCAGTAGCCGGTGGTACTGGTGCTACAGGCGGTTGAGCTAAAGGGCTTTCAAGTTGTAAGTCAGCCATAATAGATGTTTTCTCTTCTTCTTCAATAGGTGCTTCTTCAGCATCAACCATAGCTTCGTTTTGTGTAGCTGTAGATAACATACTTACAGCGTTCGTATCTGTCTGTAAGTTACCAGAGCTTCCTGAATAATCTTGTGCAAACATAGTTTCGAAATTGTTTTTTGGTATTGTTTCTTCATTGTAATTTGGTGCTGGAACTGAAGCCTGTAGTTGTCCCATTCTTTCCGTAATTTCTTCTGGTGTTACAGTTTTAGGATCTACTCTTGGAACATCAGCATCACTTTCATTTAAATAATTAACAAGTCTTGCAAACGCTTCTCTTTTTTGTGTAAGGCCAAGTCTACCAACAACGCCTGGTGATTTTAAAATGTTCGCTGCTGTTTGTATATCTCTACCTTTAAAGTAACGTCTTCCAATACCTAAAACTCCTGGTACACCATCACCAACTTTTTTACCCATTAATAATCTAATTTGTTCATCAGGGTTTAAAGCATCGTTAAAAGCTCTCATGGCAATTGGATCTGTAAGTATTTGACCTGCACGTCTACCAAGTAAAATAAATAATGCTGGTGCAAATGGGTTAACAGCTGCAGAACCTCCAAGAACTAAAGCTCCTGTAAATGAATTAAGACCACCTAATTGTAATCTTCTTTGCATAAAAGTCGAT